CGGCACTGCCCAACGCTACTGTTGGCAGTACGTTTGATCTGAACTTGGTCAACATCGGTACGTCAAGCGGCACCGTCACGTTAGCTACGGCGACTGGCATCACAGATGGCGGCAACGCCTTTGTTGTGGTAGCCATCACCTCAAGCGCAGCGTTTCGGTTCCGCAAGACCGCAGAGGGTGCGTACACGGTCTACAAGATTGCCTAAAGGAGCTACGTCATGCCGAATACTAAATCTGTTGGCGTGGCGTACTCCGATCCGGCGCTGACGTCGTTTTACCTCAACGCTCCGGTCACCAAGACCGCCAGCTTTACGCTGGGCGAAGATGAAAACTACGTCATCTGTAACGGCTCCGCTGCCAACGTCACTGTGACGTTGCCCAGCGGGGCTGCTTACATCGGACGGACCGTCTACCTCAAAAACTTGTCGGGCACTTACACGGTCATTTCCGCGTCGTCTAACGTCAAGCCGCGTACCTCAAACACTGCTGCCACGGCCATTTTGGCCGCGTCAGCGGGTGCTTGGGCAACGCTGGTTTGCGAAGATGGCACGAATTGGGTCGTTATGGCCGGCAACTGATGGACAGCGGGGGCTTCGGCCCCCGCTGCATACACATGGCAATAATTTACCTGCGGCACCCCAACCACGGCGAAAAAGTCGCTACGATGGAGCTGGAGGCCGAACAGGATGAAAAGAATGGCTGGGTGCGGTATGATCCGGACGAGGCCGAGGCGCCTTCGACCAACGAGCTAGCCGCGCCTGCGCGGCGGCGTCGGAAGGACACCGCTCATGCAGAGCTACTATGACATTGTCACAGACAGCGGCAACAACCCGATCAGCGGCGCGCTGGTCTACGTCTATGACTCGCTAGGCGCGCTCGCAACAATCTATTCCGATGATGGGCTGACGCTTCAGTCAAACCCCATCACGACGAACGCTTCCGGCGGCTGGATCTTCTACGCAGCCAACGGCATCTACAGCGCCGTCATCACCGCTGCTGGCTACACCAGCAAGACTATCACCGGCATCACGTTGAACGACCCGACACCCTCGCAGGGCGCCGTCGACATCCAAGAGTTCACAACGGCCGGCACATCGACTTGGACGAAGCCGCTCGGCGCTCGGTACGTTGAGGTGCTGATGTACAGCGGCGGCTCTGGTGGTGGGTCTGGGCGGCGCAGAAGTGCATCTACTGTTAATTCAGCTTGGGGTGGCGGCGGCGGTGCTGCGGGCTCACGCATGGAGATTCGTGTTCCGGCCAGTGCTTTAAGTGCAACAGAAACGATAGTTGTCGGCGCTGGCGGCGCTGGGGGCGCGGCGCAAACGGTTGACGAAACTAATGGTAATGACGGTAACCCAGGCGCAAGCACTCAGTTTGGTTCTTTTACTGTCGCCAGTAGTTTTGGTGGCGGCGGTGGTGGAACGTCAGGCGGCGGCAGTGGTGGCGTAATGCGTCAACGGCTAGCAGAGTATCGATCTGGGTCTGTGTTTTACGCAGGTGCCGGTGGGTCTGGGACAGCTACCAATGGAAATCCGGGGGGAAGGGGTGGCTATGTGTCTGGTGGTGGTGGCGGTGGTAGTGGCTTTGGTGGCGGATCTACAGCGTCCGCGACTGGCGCAGCGGGTGGGCTAGGCGGCGCATTTTTTTCGGGCGATCCTGCAACGGCAACCGGCGGCGGCGGTGCTGCTGGAACCGCTGGCGGCAACGGCGGCGTAGGGGCTGACGGTCTGCTGGACTACTTTGTCGGCGGTTCCGGTGGCGGTTCTGGAGGCGGTACTGACTTAGTAGCAGGCGCTGGCGGAAAAGGCGGCTACCCTAGCGGCGGTGGCGGTGGCGGCGCTGCTGCGTCTGGAGCGTTTGACTCCGGGGCAGGTGGCGACGGTGGCGACGGGTTCGTGCGCGTGGTGACCTACCTATGAAACAATTTCTGCTCAAGCCTGACGGCACCTTCCCGCCCAACACCAACGTCGAGGCGTTGAAAGCCGCTGGCATTCGCTTTGTGCTGCCTACGCCGCGCCCTCGTCCGTCGCCCGGCATGATGCTGCGCGATACTGAGCCTGAACTGATCAATGGCGTCTGGCACCAGCGGTGGACTGAGGTGCCGGCGCCCGAGGAGCCTACGGAATGACCATCCTTACCTTATCAGGCGCCGGCGTCTCGGCAGGCGACCTGATCAACGGGGCGCTGCGCCTCATTGGTCAGTTGGCCGAAGGTGAGACGCCTTCGCCTGAGACATCGGACGACGCCTTCACGGCGATGAACCAAATGATCGACTCTTGGTCGACCGAACGTCTGTCGGTGTTCTCGACGCAAGATCAAGTCTTTACCTGGCCCGCCAACACGATCAACCGGTCGCTTGGCCCGACTGGCGACTTCGTTGGTCAGCGCCCCATCCTGCTCGATGACAGCACCTACTTCAAGGACACCAGCAGCGGCCTGTCCTACGACATCCTTTTCATCAACCAAGACCAGTACAACGGGATTGCGTTGAAGACTGCGGGGAGCACGTTCCCACAGATGATGTGGGTCAACATGACCTTCCCCAACGTCGAGATGTACCTGTACCCGCGTCCGACGAAGGATCTGGAATTTCATCTGGTGTCGGTGCAGCCGCTCACGCAGGCTGCGTCGCTTAACACTATCCTTCAGTTCCCGCCAGGCTACCTGCGGGCGTTCCGGTACTGCCTCGCGTGCGAGCTCGCGCCTGAGTTTGGTGTTGAGCCGCCGCCCACCGTGCAGCGGATTGCGATGGCGTCCAAGCGCAGCCTGAAGCGCATCAACAATCCCGACGACATCATGGCGCTGCCGTACAGCCTGATCGCGCGCCGTAGGCAGCGTTTCAACATCTTCGCAGGCGGCTACTGATGAAGACGCCCATTCTTGGCGCTTCTTATGTCGCGGCGAGCATCAACGCCGCAAACGACCGCTGCGTCAACCTCTATCCGGAAGTAGTGCAGCAAGGCGGCAAGGAGCCTGCTTTTTTGCGGCGCACGCCAGGGCTTAAACCTGTCGTGCAACTTACAGGCGGGCCGATCCGGGGAATGTTTGTTCTTCCGCAAAACAAATCTAACCCGCAAGTGCCGCAAAACGACGGGCTGGACTTGTTGTTGGTAGTCACGTCAGACGATGCGCTAGGCACCAACACTCGTTTTTGGCTGGTGGAATCTGACTACGGTACGACGCTTCGAACGACCGTCAGCGCTAATTTGGGCGCTGGGCCAGTGTCGATCGCCTACAACGGCGTTCAAGTATTCTTTGCGTGTAGCGATCCATCTGGCAGCAGTTTTATCTACAACGTTGACACCAACCAATTTCAACAGATCACGGACCCTGACTTTCCCGGCGCGTCTTCGGTTGGCCTTATAGACGGATACTTTGTGTTCGCCGAGCCTAACAGCCAAAAGCTATGGGTGACCGCGCTGCTGGACGGCACGTCGGTCGACCCGCTGGACTTCGCAAGCGCTGAAGGGGCGCCTGACAACATTGTGTCGGTGTTGGTTAGCAACCGTGAAGTGTGGGTGTTTGGCGAGACGTCAACTGAGGTCTGGTACAACGCGGGCGGGCCTGACTTCCCGCTTGAGCGCATCGCAGGCGCCTTTAACGAGATTGGCTGTGTGGCCAGGTACTCGACCACCAAAGTGTCTAACCGCGTCTTTTGGCTCGGCCGAAATGCGGAAGGCCAAGGAATTGTCTACCGGTCCAACGGCTACGTTGGCGAGCGCGTCAGCACGCATGCGATTGAAACGGCGATCCGCGCTTACGGCGACATATCAAATGCAATTGGCATGGCGTACCAACAGGACGGGCATCCGTTCTACGTCCTGACCTTTCCGACCGTGGCTAAGACGTGGGTCTATGACCTGAGTACGCAATTGTGGCATGAGCGTGCAGGTTGGATTGACGGCGCCTTTACGCGCTACAGGCCCAACACGATGGCGCTTTTCAACGGCAAGATCATCGCGGGCGATTTTGAGAACGGCAAACTTTACGAACTGGACCCCGACGTCTACACCGACAATCTGCTGCCGCAAAGGTGGCTGCGGTCTTGGCGGGCGCTGCCCACAGGCCAAAACAACCTCAAGCGCACGGTGCAGCACAACCTACAGCTCGACTGCGAGTCAGGCGTGGGGCTGGTAACCGGGCAAGGCTCCGACCCGCAGGTCATGCTGCGTTGGTCGGACGACGCTGGCCACAACTGGTCAAGCGAGCACTGGCGGTCGATGGGCGCGATCGGCGCCACCGGCACGCGGGTCATCTGGCGGCGGCTGGGCAGCACGGTAAGGCTGCGCGACCGCGTCTACGAGGTGAGCGGCACCGACCCGGTCAAGATCGCGATCATGGGGGCTGAACTCACCGCGAGCGCCACCAATGCCTAATCCAACCCCCTTCCGCATTCCAGCGCAGCGCGTGCCGCTGCTTGAGGCCGGGACCGCTGACCTGATGTCGCGGGAGTGGTATCGGTTTTTGAACCGCAGCCCGCGCTACGGATCGTTCTACGACACCACAACGCAGACCGCTGCTGCGATTGACACACCCTACGCGGTCACGTTCAACAGCGAGACGGTATCGTTTGCCATTCAGCGTGGCACGCCAACTTCGCGCATCTTTGTGCCTGATGTAAGCGTCTACGAAATCCAATTTTCGCTGCAACTGGACAAGACCTCAGGCGGCGTAGGCAGTGTCTTTATTTGGCCGCGCATCAATGGAATTGACGTACCGTTTTCAGCCGGCCGCGCCCGCATTCAAGGCAACAACGCAGAGTTGGTTGCCGCGTGGTCGTTTATGCTGAACATGCAAGGCGGCAGCTACTTTGAACTGATGTGGGCGGTCGACACGACTTCGGTACAATTGATCGCAGAAGCGGCGACCGCCTTCTGCCCGGCCATTCCATCGGCCATTCTGACCGTTTCTGAGGTGGCCCTATGAGCTTTAAT